CCGCCAGTAAACCATTGACAATCGTTCCGCCGATCGCGATGGTCGATGCGGCAATATTGGCAACCTCCTGGTTGTTCAGTTGGTTCGCGAGAAGTCTGGACACCACGGTGCTTCCAGCAATGATAACGCCCTCGGCCAAATAGGTCGCTTGGGTGTTTCCCGAAATAGTTTTTCCACTCTGGTAAAGCTTCTTTCCTTCATCGGCCAGTTTGTCGGTTTTCAGCTTTTCATAAGCGTTTTCCATTTTACGCTTCTCGGTCTTAACAGCGCTCTTGGCATCCTTGACCTGCTGACGGGTAGCTTGACCGGATTTGTAGGCGGCCCTGGTTTCGTCTGCTTTCGACTTAGCGGTTTCGTAGTCCGACTCCGCTTTGCGATACCGTTCCAGACCCTTGCGGGTGTAAGAACCGTCGTAGTTCTGGTAGCGTCTTACGCCCCATTTCATACCCTTGACGCCGTAGTGCATCAGGTATTCTTGGGGAGAAAAAGGTTTGTCGTAAGGACCCATACTTTTCCTCCTTCGCTTAGTGGGCGTAGTACGCTCTCAGCCGTTTGTTCTCCCTGCT